GAGCTAGTTCTTCATTAAAGTAAACCGTGTCAAAGTTTCGATCATCATAAACTGAAGCTCCAATACCCGCCGACATGCGTTCATAGACATGATACTCGAAAAGTTTTTCTGGCATGGCCGTTACCTTCTTAGCTTTTTCTTCTTGAGCCAAGTTGCGAGCATAGACTACCACCTTTTCTTTCCCTTGATTAGAGAGGCTATTATAGAGGCGGACAATTTCGATTTCCGGATTTTTGGTCTTCATTAGGTTAGCCCAAACATCTTTGCCAACTCCATGATCTCCGGAAAGCACAATGATTTTACGCTCATCCAAACTTAACTGATTTAAACGAACTTTGAGCTCCCAAGATTCCTTGATAATCGCAGGTAGGTCGTTCATTTTGCTAGCTGGTAAGTAAATTTTGTTCATACGATTCCCCTTAAGCGCCTGATTAAACCCCAAAGCGATTGAAAATATGCCAACGGCAGTTTACCCAGCTTCTAATACAACGAAACATTTCAAGCCAAGCGGACCAGCAATAAATTGCTATCGCTGCTAAAGCGAAAGCACGCGAATCAATCGCTGAAGTCCAAGATCCGATTTGCACCTTAAGATCAAAATCAATCGCCAAGAAAATAACAGAAACCACTAAGGTGTTGATGGCTACGAGTAACGCGACCTTTCCAGTACTGGCTTTGAGTAACCAATCTTTATGTTTTGAAACTACTACAACGTATTTCGGATCATTCATAATCCCGTTCCGGCTGTAAAGCTGATAAGCTCGAACGATATGCAAGATCCCATACATTACCAAAGTAATAACCAAACACCAAAAGATCCACCCCGCGTTATTCACAGGACGATAATCGGTAAAGGATCGGATGATTAAGCTAGCTACCGCGCCGCATAAGATCGAACCCACCGCAATAATGAACGGAACAAAGGTAAATTCTAAAATTTTCGCCATTTTTGGTTTATAAGGTTCAATTTCATTTTTAATGTCGTCATATACGTTTTTGAAAAATTCCATAATTGATCTCCTGTGTTATGATTATCTCTTATGGGATGTATTATAATAGAAGTAAAATTAGAAATCAACCCATTTTGAAAAAAAAAAATTTTGAGATGTAAGAGTTTCGGTGACCGAAACTTTCAAAGATTCAAAAAAAAAATCTCTCGCGATGGAGAGAGATTTTGTATAATACACTTTAGTGAAAGTCTACAAATTTCTTAAGAGGATGAACTCGTATCCCCATTGTAACCAAAGTCTCCAGGGATTTGCTTATAAGATTTTTGAAGTATGGAATCTACGCTCGCGCGTTTGTCTTCCAATTCATCATAGTCAAAATCTTTGAGTTTCTTATCGTAGTTAGGGTCCCTGTTTACTCCTTCATTCTGCTCGCGCCACCTATTCCACATATTGTCCCAACGCGCTAGTTCCCCTGGACGCCAGTATATCTCACCCTTACGTTCTGCCGTCTGATCCAGGGTCGTGTCACCAGAACTTAGGAAACTATTAAACTCGCGATATCTTTCTTCATCCCACCAGTACTCGCCGTCATAACGAACATAATCCTTACCGCGTTCGGCTTGTTGACCCATAATTGCCCAGCGGTTTGTAGTATGAAACAATTGATTTTGGACTTGACCTGATTTCAATGCTTTCGAGTATAGCTTGTAATGCGAACACGCAAAGGTTACCGTAAACTCGGCAATTTGCCCGACCGAATCATACGAATAACTTGGAGCTTCTACCCGAATCGGGAAGACGTTATGAATTTCGTAAACCGCGGTGGGTTTCATCCCATCGAAGTCCCATTGCTCGATATACGCGGTAGTATTATACCAAGTCATATACTGAGGCATTTCATTTCCTAAGCCCGCTACGAGTCTCTGGTTTCTAGCCTCTTTTCGAGGGTTGTAGAAAAAGTGTCTCTGTTCGATACTAGCCATCCATTCGCTAAAAAATCTTTTTAAAATGTGTGTTTCGCTTAAATAAAATGTCACAGTAAAACTTTGGGAAAACTTAGTTTGACCTCTGATAGGAATAGTTTGTCCCTTATGTTTAAATTCAAACGGTGTATGTTCCATCGTAGGCAATGTCAGAGCTTTAACAGAATACACGAGATGGTTCATTAATTCCGGATCACCGGAAATTGGAGGAAGTGTAAAGGTGAACTTAGTCGTTCTAGCCGCATCGCCCAGAATCTCATGAAACTTATTTTGAATAATACTAGACATTAATAACCTCTTTATTAGTTTTGGATATACCACAATCAATGTATGTAAATCCACCCAAAGTTCTTTCTTTTGTATATGAATTAAAAGCATCCAAACGGTCAGTGATTGAGTAGTTAAGTGAGTGCGAGATTTCATCTTCCTCAAACTGCAGATCACTCAACATTTCATCATTAATATGTGTTAACACCTCGCGTTGGTCAATCAAACCGAGATGCATCATAATTACCGATTTAACGAATTCTGGATAATTATCAATTTCGTAATCAGTAAAGCTCAGAAGCATTATACCGTTCTTTCGGCACTCCCTCATCTTATAATTGTGAAAATCATCCACGAATTCTGGATTTATCCCATCTTTAGAGTGGAAATATAACCCGTTCACCTCGATACCTAATTTGAATGCCGGTATAAAGATGTCAACTTCGAACTTATTGCCATTCCTATTGCGAAGGGCGCCATCGTAATAACTGTGGATATACTCTAATTCTAAACTCCCAATAAAACTGGCAATCTTAAGTTCATAGTGCGATCGGTACTTCTTGCGGAGCCCGAGATTGGTTAAATGCACCAACTTAGACGCTGGTTTAAAATTCTCATCTATAAATTTAAACGCAGCTTCTTCATCGAGTTCACCTCGATTGAAATCCTCATAGAATTGTAATATTTTAGCGTAACGCTCATCTTTAGAAGCTTTTGTTTCCCTTACCTTACTCCGAACTTCTGGTGAATTCATCGCTTCGGTTATTTTCAATCTCACATCATCCAATGTTGATGGTTTATCCGTTCCCAGTTTATCTATCATACACTGCATAGCGTAATCGCGAGCGCCTGGTCGCTGGAGACCGATTCCGCCACCCTCACGCAATTTATCATTTATCGCGGATTTAAAATTCTCATCCTTCATATAATGAACTTGACCTATTTTATCGAAACAAGTAAAGGCCGACTTTAATTCGGAGATGCGCAACTGTTCATTACGCTTCCAAGAAGCGGTACCTCTTGCTTTAACTTCCTTGTTTTGATTTGGGTGTTCTACACCCCATTTCTTTTTACTACGCTCTTTTCTTATCTGTTGGCTTTTCTCCGAATAGTTGGGGTGAGGGACTCCTAAACTTTCCATACACGAATCGCGCTGCGCTTGTCTAATATCATTCTTATACATGCGCATAAACTCCTCAGGTGGGAGCTTTGGGAGCTTTTGGTAATTAAATACTGAGATTATATGATCCGCAGTTTTAAACATCAGCATTTTATAGTATCGATTTGGGTAGAATTCCCTGATCAAATAGAGAAGGTGAATCTGTTTGAGAAGATCTTTATTGTAGAATCTGCCATGACTAATTTCTTCCTTCGAATAATCGCCGGATTTTAGCGAAATTTTATATCCGTTTGCTAGCGCAAAATCTAACAACTCTCGAGTAATCTCCAACCCCTCCGATATTAAATTACCACTTTCGTTCAACATTTTAAGCTCCAATAAAATGTAATAGTTAGTTTATGATTAACATATTTAATAAAAAAACCTCAAGATTTTAAATTTCTTGAGGCTTTTGCGCTGCTTGAGGCTTTGGAAGCTTACTTTATCTTATCGATAATTTTACTCAACGGCTAAAACGATAATACCCGCGTAACCGCGAGAAAAATCTAAACGATCAATTACACGGCTTAGCGAACTATCGCGGAATTGCGGTCGGCTGCGTTTACGCATAAAGTCCGCTTCGATTGGACCTTCACCTTCTTCACCCACCACATCATTAAAGAAGATCACCGGAGAGAACATTTTAACTGCCCCGTATGAGTTAATGTGGATGTAGGTGGCGCGGCGATTAGTATTGAGATAAATGAAACTCGGGGTACCTTTGTTATTTGCAGCAATGAGATCTTTCTCAAAGTCCACTTCGTGGTCACCCTTAATTGGGATCACTTTAGATCTCATAGAGATATCTTCCGATCTGCCCATTTCCGCCTTGATAATTTTGACGAAACCAGGATCACTTTTGGCTGTTTGGACTGTGCCCAAGCTCTCCATTAATGCATTACCGTATTCCTCTGCGCTAAGAACGCCCTTACCTCTTTCAATTTGATTTAATTCTTTTAATGAAACTTTCATTTTATTACCATTTTTCCATGAAAAGGCCTTTAACGCCTAAAATTAATCGATAATCTTCACCATTCATATCAAAACTGAAGATCGCAAGGCCGTTGTCTGTGAAAGATGGATGATATAAATTGCTGGTGATGTTATTCGCAATCTCTCTTCCAAATTGAGCCGTGCGCGGTGTATCGTCACCAACTCTAATACCGGCTAGAGCTTCGTGAAGTTTCACTAAATCGGCCCAAGACAATTTATCCACTGATGGGAACGCATTCATTTTGAGTTTGCGATTGACTTCAGCTTGTTTCTTAGCGTCGCGATAGAAATCGGTCGCCTCTTCACCGGTCACATAATCTGCCCGCGATGCATACTTATCATCTACGCGTTGGTTAGCTTGACGCTCGCCGCGTAATCTAACCACATCGTAATCTTTAAGTACGATGAAACCTTTATAGCCTTCTGATTCGATTTCAAGGCGGGTTTTAAGATCTTTGACTTTTTGTGCGCGGAAAGTGCTTCTCCAACCACTACCGTCATAGACTTCCAATTTATCTTCACCGGTAACCGGATGTTTACCTAAGGTTAAGGTTTTAACATCGGTGTTCATACCTACTGATTTTTCACTGAAACCTGGCTCGTTATTTACGATAACGTGGGTACCGGAAGCAGTACCGATATAAACTAAACCGAATTCTCCGCCTTTCTTAGCGGCTCTCAAATCTTTTACGAACTCTTCGAAAGTTTGACCTTCAATCGAGATGATTTTAGAGTTTGGAGAAATGTAAAACACTTCTTTTTGTTTAAGCGCGGCTTTGATGATTTTAATATAAACCGGGGAAGCTCCTGCCGGTTGTAAATTGCCTAAACTTTCGTTTAATTCATCCGCGAACGCATCGAACGATTCATTCATTAGCTCGCGCTCACTGGCTTCATTGAATTCATCTAATGTAATATGCATCTATTTTTCCTTATAAGGGTTTGCTTAATTGATTAATCAAAAATATTTATAATCGTCAAAGTTCCGGATTCTCGAATAATTCTCGTAACGAGCGATTTCGATCTTCCATATCAATAATGGTTTCTCCGGCAACGCACTGACGACCTAAAAGCCCTACGATTTCTTCCTTATCATCATCCAACATCTTGTGAATAAATCGAGTTTGATAATCCCGCATATCCGGGAAATCGATACCTTTCGGGGTTTTAATCTGGATGTAATTTTCTCGGAAATATTCGAAATCATTAGCGCATCGCTCAAATTCACTTACGTGGATATCTGCAAGTTTTAAAGTAGTCGCTTGCTTTTTAAGACCTTTGTTACCATCAAAGCTAATCGGAGACCCAAACGCATCCAGGTAGAACATGCGCTCGTTTTTCTCCAGATCTAGGATCTCTAGCGCTACGCGCTTACCATCCTTACCTTGAGATCTTAGGGTGTCCAAAAGCTCTTGGGTAATCAAGTGTTGATTGTTTTTGAAGTATTCGATTTCTTCTTGTGTTAAAATAGTGTTCATATTAGTGTTTATTATAACGTATTTCAATATTTAAATTTTTATTTTGAACCTTACGAGTTTCGGTAACCGAAATATGAAAGTTTCAAAATAAAAAAAAATCTCCAAAAAACTTACCCGAGCGGGTAGATCTTGGAGATCTTGGAGATCTTAACGGAGCTACCTATCTTAACGATGATGTAAAATCTCTTGAAGTTTGATAGCTCGTTGTTCTTTCTTAAACATCGCTTTCTTCACTACTTTACGTTCCTTGTAGATGTTCTTAACCAATTCTGGTAAGAATCCTGGTTTATCTTTTCTGAAGAATACTCCGTTCGGAGCCATTGTCAGATTAGTTTCTTTCAACAATCTAATCAACTTAGCTTTCAATTCTGGGTTCTTAATTAAGTTCAACAAGTTTTGTTCATTTTGTTCTTGTGAAGGATCTCCAACGTGAAGATGTTCTACTACTAAACGTTTTAACTCCCCTTCAGATCCCTCGTTACTCAATTCCCACGCAAACATAAAGTTATTCGGAGACATCCCAGATCCCGCGATCGCGAGAATTGGGTACATCGAGTTAACGTCCGCGGATAACACCCATTCATGCTTTCCGGTAACCGGATCTCGCACGAAACCACCAAGAATGGATTTTTCTAAATCTGCTCCACGAGCTAGGATAGTTTCCGGGTCGATGATCCAGCCAGCATCAAACAATACATTACGAATGTAGTTTGCCCAGGGTTTGGTAGTTCCTAGAACACTATTAAACTGCGAATTCATTCGATTGGATACATCGCACATCAACGCGGATAAACCACATTTCTTATCGATTTCTTGCAATAATACCACATCGATTACCCCGTAGTAAACGAATTGTCCGTGGCCAGCTTTCTTAATTTCTTCTTCCGGTTTACCGGCTTCCGTCATCAAGTAACATAATGTTTTTGTTTGATCTTCGGTTGGATTTTCTGGTTTGGTATAATTGCCAAGATAGAAATCATCGAAAGTTTTGAATTCACTATGGTCAATCTTACGAGATTTCAATTCTACTTCGGCAATAGAGTTCAACGAATAGGAAGTTCTCGGCGCTAAAACAATCTTTTGATATAATCGTTTAATATCAATGTAAGCACATCCACCTACACTCAAATCGAAAGCATAACGATCGGCAAACATCTGAGATCTTCCTTGAATGTATCCTTTTTGTTCCCCAGTATTCTCTCCGAATTTTCTCCAGAATGGAGAGAACTTACTCACGTCTTGGTTAATTCGCTTACAGCGATTATACAAATATGGAAAGTCGAATCCTTCTCCGTTCCACGCGAATACTACAGCTGGCTGTAGATCTTCGATGAATCCAAAGAACTTATTAAACATTTCAATTTCATTATTGCACTTATGATATTGGATTTCCTTACCTAAATGATCCGGTTGCTGTTTATACCAATCTTCATAATAAAATTCTTGGTCCCCAATCAAGTGAACGATTTGGGTTTTATTGTCTAAAAATTGAATTAGACTTACCGGCTCTAACGCTTTATCCGGGCTCGGGAAGCCTTTCATTACCGTGCCTACTCGGGTCTCAATATCCAGATAGAAGATTCGAGGATTTGGATTACCTAAATTTCTAAATTGATCCCGGATGGCGAGATCTATCGGACTTACCTGCGAGGTACAACCGTAACCTTTCGCATCATTCGAGGAACCTCGTTCTCTGCGAAATTTCTTATTGCTATAGATCGAAGTAAATGCCCCGGTATCATCCTGAACGTAATACTCCCATTTTTGTGGAACATCATCCGTTAGGAAAGATTTCCCAATTTCCGTATCGTAATATCTTGCCCAATACTTGAAGTTCGCAAAGAACCCGCCTTCATAATATTTCATTTTTCGCTCCTACAAAGTTTCGGTAACCGAAACCTACAACCATTATAAATCTTTACAAATTTTCTTTAATGTTTCCAATTCATCCGGACAATGCATCTTCATCCACTCCAAATATTCAATTGACTCCTTCGGAGAAATTTTGAAGAATTTTGATAAAGTATCCTGAAACTCCACGTCAGTGGAATCCTTCTTAGCTCCGGAGGGGAATTTGATGAACTTGATTTGACCTCTAAGGGCGTTTGAAATCCCTCTTAAGATTACTAGATTGGATTGTTTTCCAATGTTAGCGGGTAGACAATTTAGCGTATTAGCTAATTCGATAAGACGATTATCTCCAGATAACCATCTTCGTAGAAGAAAGTCGCTGACTTTATCAGCATCTTGCGGTGTAATTTCCTTCTGTTCTAGGACCTTCTTGAAAACTGTGAACATTACCCTTTACCCCTATAAAATTTAGAATAATAACGCAAAGCGTTAAGAATATAAAAATCTTCAAAGCCGAGATAGCAATGAATTTTAATATTTTAAATGGTAATAATAATAAACTCAACACAATTCGCATAATTCAAATTATTCCCAAGATTTGGATTTGTGCTTAGTTTTTCGGCTGTACGCTTTAGCGTTCTTTTCGACTCTATTGCGGAACATGGAAGTAGTAACAATAGCTTTGAGTTTATTGTCTTTAACTTTGAGGTTGAAATCGTGCATACCAAATTCCTTAGTTCTTTGTGTTTACTCTTAGTACTTAAATCCTAAAACATCCAATTTAACGTTTGCGACTCCTGTAGATTTTGAGTCAATTTTAGCGAACGCTGCCGGAGTCAAATCAATGATCTTCCCTGGCTTAAATGGACCGCGATCGGTAATCTCTACGATAACCGATTTACCGTTTTTTAGATTGGTTACCCGAACTTGGCTACCAAACGGTAATGTTTTGTGTGCCGCAGTGAGTTTATGTTGGGAGAACACCCCACCATCTGCGGTTTTGGTTCCTTTACGATAGCAACAATACCACGTTGCTTTCCCTTGCTCTTTATGTTTGATCGCTTGTTTCTTATCCTTTAAATGATATCGAACTTTGCGAATTACGTAAGACTTCGAATTATCCCAATTTGCGCCTTTGTAAACTACTTTCGGGGCGTTGGTACTCCGGGAATAGTTCGAAGCATACGCTGTTGTTGAAGTTACTAAAGTCGTCGCAATTACCAATATAATTGATGTTACGAAAGTCTTAGCAAATTTAACAGTCGAGTCTTTGATACTCTTAAGATTAGTTAATTTCATTATGATGTAATCTCCTTACATTTTAACTAATTTGAAGTACTTTTAAAGAACTCGAATATGCACGTTTTCAAATTTTTGATGCCGAACGATGGTTGTATTATATTATAACTCAACCCAATAATCAACCAGATTACGCTAAGTTTTAAGATCCTCAATACAATCCACTTTCAACGCTTTCGCGTCAAATTTGGCTTTGTATTCACCTGGGGGTAATACAATCACATCCGCATCGCTAGTATCCGGTTCTTTACATTTTGTTGGGGTCTCGGGAAATTTATCTCTATCCGTGTAAGCAGGAATGGTAATATCTCCGCGATAGCGGATGTTGTAACCAATATTAAGGAAATACTTTTCCGTAGACGGGTTGATCTCATCTAGGTGACCATCTTCTTTTCCAAAATTGGGGTCCCGGATATCTTCCGTAGTGGAAGTTTTCGGATCTCCAATTTGTAGAGTATAAGGATTTGTTTGAATTTTATAAACCATTATAAAGTCTCATTACGCTCGAATATCTTCAGTGCGCTCATCTAACGTAAAGTTAGATTTCTTGTATATTTGTTTTCTATGATTGTATTGTCTCGCGAACATTCCGGATCCTCCGATAACATCGACAATATCATATACGTTGAAAGTTTGCTTACCTTCATTCAATCGGATTCCTCGACCTAAACTTTGAGCTACTACCACACCCGATTTTACCGGGCTCGCAAAGATCGCATATCTCAAAGATTTGATGTTTACCCCAGTACTTAACAACGCGTAATTCGCCACCAAAATAGCTTCTGGGTCTTCATCCATTAAATGTCGGATAGCTTCGCGATCTTTGGCGCTGGATTGCCCAGACATAAAATAAACTCCGTAAGCTTTCATCGTTTCGAGATCTGGCGTATCTTCTCCTACGGAGAGCCCTTTGCGGCTAGCAATCTCCTTGAAAATTTCAAAACCATGTTCAATTAAGGTGAACAAAACTAGAGTAGATCCCTCTTTTCGCTGACTTGCTTGTAAAGCGATATTGGCAATGATTTGGTTTCGCCCTTCAGCATTTAGCATGACTTTGAGCTTATCCAGATATTCGCCGTACCGGCTAAATTCCTCTGCGGTATAGGCAGTATGCTTTAATTTTACCCCAGTAATATGGATTGGGGTGCCTCGACCTTCTTCGATTAATTGACTGGAAGTAATGATATTTTCCGGCATCCCAAATAATCCAATCAAGGTTAATTTTTGAGATTTGGAATCCGGTAAAGTTCCAGTAAATCCTAACTTATATTCCGCAAATCCCGAATCCTGTACTAACTGCGAGGTACAGCTAGAGCTGAATTTGTGCACTTCATCACAGATAATGAAATCGATAGACTTGAAGAAGTTCGGTTCTAATTTACTTAAACTCTGCCAAGTAGTAATCACCAAATCTCCCGCTTTCAGTGCTTGGTTGGATTCTTTTAATTGCTTCAATTTCTTCGAGCCACCACCGAAGGTGATGATGTTAGAGTGTAATTCGGTTAAATTATAACTCTTAATATCATTCGCAAATTGTGTAAGTAGGTTGATATTAGGAACTACCAAGACCCCTTTGAGACCTTTCCTACGGAAATATTCTAAGCATAGCGAAATGGTCAACGATTTTCCAGAACCGGTACACATTAAACTCAGCTTACGTTTTTTGTTCAATGCTTTTCGGCAAGCTTCAATTTGATAAGCATATGGTGCAAACGGTAAAATATCAGATTCCAGGATATCTTCGAGGTATTCATCGATCATTACCCGTTCTGGATTGTCTTCAGTTTCGGATGCTTGCAGTTGCAGAATTTCTTGAACCGGCAGTAAATCCAATAACCCGGAGTCCAACACTAAAGTGTTTTCACCGTATTCTTGATAGAACACATCATACTTACTTTTACGCCCGATTTTGACCATATAGTCATATTGCCATCCTGCTCGTTCAACCTGTAAGGTTTGTTTTAGCGTTTGGAGCGCGTTTTGAGATGCTTCCATCTCGTTGAAGTTTAGTTGAACAAAACTCGAATTTAATGTTTTGATTCTTACTAAACCGCTACCCCCGTTACCAATGTTGCTCATAAGCTCCTCTTAATAAAATAATCGAAAAGATTACCACTAACAACGTAGTTGTAATCTTCCAAAATTTCGAAACCGGATTCTTCCAAAGGAAATACAAAGCTATCATAAACTCTAAAACAAATCCTAAAAGAACCCAACTTCCAACGGTTAATCTATGCATTGTTTATTATAATAAAGTTAGTATATTATATCTAATACTTTTAATAAACCCCAAAACATTTAAACGCTAGGATCCCAAAGAAGAATACCAGGAATAAGTGTATAAACACTAAAGCGGAAGCTTCCGAATCCTCCATACCCCAAGACATCGCGATAGTAATGGCGCTAGCTAAGCACATTAAACTCGCTAACAACAAAAACATCCCTAACCAAACTAATAAACTTACCCCTAATAACATCTATTACTCCTTACTTAATGACAATTATAAACGCCCAGATAACCGTTCAACATCGTTCCGCCGATAATAAAGAGAACAAAGCCTGCAAAAGCAATATACATTACCAGGCTGTCTCCGCCTTTCCCATTTTTACCGCCAATAATCACGTCGTTATACTTATCCGATTTATCGGAAAATGCGAACTTGACGGTAAATATACCGGCTAAAATTAGTAAAATTGCTACATAAATCATAAGTTACCCCTTATCCTAAAGTTTAGGTTCCCACGAGATGGTAAATGCATCCTCTGCCATGCTAAAGTGCACCGTATAACCTAACAACTCCAAGTCTTCAGTAATTGGATCTAAATCCAAATCCGGAACTTTAAGTTCGAAGACGCCGAAATCGCTTGAAATGGCTTTGCGGATACGATCCATCAATTCGCGTAAAATTTTACGTTTTGAAAGCTCTGCTGCTTTACTGGCAGTAAGAATTTCCGGTTCTGTTGGTGTTGCAATTTCAACATATTCAACCGCCTCATCCGCCTCTGTAAAAGTTACTGACTCTAAATGTTCTAAGGTAATCAAGTTGTCAACATCGATCATAGCTTTATAATCTGGTACGCGATCGCGTAGCGCTGCAATATTTGCATACAGCCACTGTTTATTAGATTCATCGAATCGACAAGAATTCGTTAAACCGGTAGTCAGATCGGTAGTCGCGTAACCCGAAAGCATTTCTACCAAAATCGGTGTATGTCTGGCCGCCATATCAATATCAACCACCTTAAATGTGATAAAGTCCACTGAATACGGCATATTCGTGCCGTTTTCCATACGGGTGTGGAAATACAGCAAGCCGTTATGGGCATACAAGCCACGAAGCAGGAACTTCATGCCAAACTGCTGTGCACCGATGTGCTTAATGCTGCGCCTGTCATTCT